CGAATCCGATTGGGACGCAGTAAAGGGGTCAGTATCTGGAAACACACTTACAATATCGTGTCAAAACGCATCTTCTACAGCAAACGTTAGCTGGTTAGTTATAGGCGAAAGAAAAGATCAACAAATGTACAATATATCCTGTACTGACGATGACGGACATATCATAACCGAAAAGGCAAAATAATTATTTTTACCATTCTGGAAAATGTCAGAATGGTAGAAAGTTATTTACTTTCGTGATGGAAGTGTGTCCATGATTGCTAAGGCAATAACACCCGCAATAAAGAACAAAACAACATAATTACACTCCGTATCTTCTCCTCTACCAGTAGAATTTTTACGTTTCTCCTGGACTGGGACTGATACTTCTCGTGAAGGTCTCGGCCTTTCAATAGGATCTTCGTCTAATGGACAATAACCTATCATATACTATATTTTACAAATTAATTTCGACTGATTTTTTCTTTCGACCACGTTTAGTTTTGGTCTGAGTAACTTTAACTTCACGTAATTCTCCGTCACCTCCTTCTACGTCCCCTGGTGTTGGTGCCTCTGCAATATCGGAAATATCGTCATCTTCGTCATCGTCTAATACAACTGGTTCTTGAGCTGGAATACTTGTTGTGTTCATGGGTGGCGTTGGTGGCATCATAATATTACCCATAAGACTGGAAATATCTAAACCCGGACCTTGCATTTCTCGCCTTCCATTCGAATCTGTTTTTTCGTCTGTCTGCTGTGACTTTGGAACTGTGTTTTGAACCGCAGATACCATATTCTGAACGAGTCCTGGATTCTGTTTAATCACATCATTCATGTTTGGCATGACCGATTTGAACATACTATTCGTCAAATGGAACATCATCGCTGAGCCTCCAAGCATCATAATCAGTTTGATTTCTGGGGCGACGTGCATTTTAGATCTATATTTCACGTATAATTCTTCAAATACTTCATCATAATCGTCGACGTTTTCCATGACGTTTTCAGACCACCCGTCAAGTTGGATCTCGAATGGGTTATATTTCTTATTCATAAACTCAAGACCTGTCGTACACGCAATAAGCATACGTCTCGAAAACTTAATCGATTTGTCTACATCTATACTATATGTTATTCGTTTTACTTCGTTTCTAAGTTCGTCTACAGGGGAATAAGCATTCAAACGCTTGTTCACAGTAAACCCCTTTTTTTCAAGTCGTCCAAGTTTGTTGACGAGATCCGCCTTCTCTTCGTCAACCGTCTTAAAACCTGGTGATGGTTTTTCTTCCTCCTCTTCCATATATCCACCTCCTCCACCTCCATAGTCCATATCGGGTTCGTCGTCGTATTCGTGATGATCAACGGGTGCTTCTGGTGGAGGTACAGATGGTTGTGCTTGTTTATTTGGGTTAGCAAATGAGTCAATATCTTCCTGGAAAACCTGGGGTTGTGGCGCTGTAAATTGTGTTTTCATTTGAGAAATTTGTTTTTTTACAGGCTGACGTCTAGGAACATCAATTTCAATTTCGTTCATCAGGGCCTGTTCACTATCATCAAGTTTCATAACATTCGTATTTTTACGATCAAGAATAATTTCACCGTCCATTACTATTACTCTTTATATTGAAACTATTCTAATCTCTTTAACGCACTTTATAAAAAATGTTGATTCAATATAAATGAAACTTAATAACACCAACCGAAATACGATCAGAGCTATCGTCATTGTCATCGCATTATTGTGTGTTCTCACAATGTTCCGTACCAGCGGGTACCAGGGTAAAGATGTCGAAATCGAAACCGTCAATACGGGTTCGCTCTTCGATATACCATCAACTCAAAAATGTTTGGGTGATGCATACTATTCCGACAGTAAGGGTGGTGTATGCGACGGTCAAAAACTTGTTCAGGAACAAGCGGGGTACAAGATGAAGTAAAATCTCCAGTATATATAAATGGCTTTAGTGACTAGTCAAACAACTTTACCCGATTTCGAACACGAGTATCATACAGTTATAGTTGATACCGTTGATGATTTGACTTCAAAGCAAAAATTTACCTCGTACTTCCCAACACCACTCGAAAATATAGTCCAGGCTCAATTAACAGCTGCTCATATTAACGGTATAGGTGGGGGGCACAAACTCGTCCACCTCAAAATTGATGAATTAAGAACTATTTTTTCTCAAAGAGGAAAAACAGATCTTGATACGGGTGATGATAATATGTTAAATGGTGTTTTTGGTTCTCTCGTAACAGGTGGAACGTCTCGACTCATTTTTAAAAATGAATACCCAGTTATTCAACAATATTATAACCCAATTCGTAAACTCGATAGAATAACTGTTGAGTTGTTAAAGGAAACGGGTGCAGCGGCGGATACAACCGAAACCTGTTTAATATTTAGATTCGTTTGTAAAAAAAGAAATTTAGCCCATTAATTATTTCAGGGCGTCGTGCACTTGTATTTTTAACCTTTTCTTATTATAAATGTCATCTGGTATTGTTCAACTTATAGCAATTGGTGCTCAAGACGAGCACATTATGGGCGAACCAGAGATTTCGTTTTTTACATCAACGTTTAAACGACATTCTAACTTTTCACAATCCGTTGAAAAACAAACTATTCAGGGAGATGTGAAAGCAAATTCTATGTCATCTATTCGTTTTGATCGAACGGGTGATATGTTAGGGTATACATACCTAACAATTGATAATAATACACAGGCGCTTGATATCCAGAGGTGGGATACACTCATAGATAAAGTTGAACTTCTTATTGGTGGACAGGTTATCGATACACAAGATGCGGTTTTTACAGAAAAAATGGCGATCGATACATTTGCAACAAACGTTTCAAAAAGTTCAAATGGTACACATCCAGGTATAAGTGCTCGCTCTTATTTCTATCCATTTAGATTCTTCTTTTGTGAGGGTGCACAATGCGCTTTACCCATAGTGGCTTTACAATACCATAACGTCGAATTACGTATACATTGGGGACCAAATGCGGGTAACTATAATTTCGAGTGTTATTCAAACTATTATTACCTCGATAATGAAGAACGCGGTAACCTTGTTTCGCGTAACCATAATTTAATTATTACACAGGTTCAAAAAAGTATTCCATCGAATGAACTTTCACAAGAATTGACTTTTAATCACCCGGTCAAATATCTTGCATCTTCAGATACAACGACCGAAGGGGCGTTAACGTCAACAACTAATAAAATAAAGGTTGAAATAAACGGTTTAGATATAGGTAATTTTAAATGGGCGAAACCACACTTTATAGACGTTATGAACTATTATCATACAAACTTTGTTACGTCCCCCGATTTTTTCTTATACTGCTTTTGCTTATCGACGAGTTCACTCCAGCCGACAGGAACGCTCAATTTTAGTCGATTAGATTCTGCAAAGATAGTCAGTCAAACCATGATCATTAGTGATCCTATATACGCAGTCAACTACAATATACTTCGTATTGAAAATGGTATGGCTGGTCTTATCTATGCAAATTAAAATACATACTTATATTAAATGGTTAAAAACATACCGACCATCGAGCGGTCTACCAAAATCCGGTTTGGTAAACATGCTACGGATGACCAGGCTGAAAACACGATTGTTTTCAATGCATCTAATGTTGCTATAGACGCTTCAACTACAGGGGGTGTTTATGTAACACCTATGCGAACAGTTGATCCAACTTCACCAGATATAACAGTTTTGAGTTACAACACCACCACGAAAGAAATAGTCAACTCAAATACAAAAAGTGCTGATTTATTTCAAGCAAATTTACATTTCGTGAGTCAGAGAGGTAACGTCACGTCTAATACTTTACAATTCACACACCCAACGACTGCTTTTATAACAACCGGGGGTGTTGGTATAGGTTCTTCCATTTTAATGGACTCTAGTGCGTCCAACAAAGTTCAAGTTTCGGGAACTGTCAAGACAGATACACTTCACACAGATAATATAGGTATAGCAAATACAAACCCACAAAATTTATTTACGTTAGGTGCCGATGGCCAAACCGTTATGAATGTACCCACCAACTCAAAATACGCCTTAGACACGACCGGGAAT